TTCTATCGGAGATGTAGAAGATGGAGATACCTGAGATAAATATTCCTGAGATTTATATTCCAAACGTACCAGAACCTTATAATCCTTATTATTTACAAATAGCAAAACCACCTGAGATTGATGTTCCTGGTTGTACTTATCAGCATCGGGATATAAAAAATACTGGTAATCAAAATTTATTATTAGAAGATCCAAATGGTGTGTATACGACTTGTGATTTTCCGTTTCCTAGTTTTGTTCCTCTTGATTATACACCTGAGAATCTTGTAATTACAGAAGAAGCACCTATTAGTAGCGAACCACCTCCACTTCCAGAAACAGAACAGCCAAAGATTCCTGATTTACCTCCAGATCCCCCACCAGATTTTCCACCCTGTCCTGGAAAAAATGACCAGCGAGTTGGAGATTTTCGTAACGATAAAAAGTTAGAACGTGTTATTGGACATGAAAGAGGGCAAGATGGAAGTGAGTGTATAACTCTCTATGAAGCAGTTGAGTGGAAAGACCAATACATTCCTTCTGCTCCACAGTTTGTTGGGGTTTTTAGCCTTGCTTTGGTTGGTGCTTCTGCACCATTGGTACTTCAGCTTGTCCGCCCTTTAGTGAAACAAGTTGTTACTAAGCTAACTAAAAAGCGAAAGTAACATTGTTACGGATTGAAAATATATTGAGAGTTATATACCTTTCATGTTATAGTAAGTAGGCAATAAACAATTTAGCTCTTATGAGACACAAATTCCAACACAGAACTGAAAACACTCTTGAAAAAGATGACAG